CAAGTGTTTCAGCACCCTTTTGTATAGACGACACAATAGTTGCCGCTTTAGAACCTGCAGGTTCTGGTAGTTTTGCTACCATTGTTTTTAATTTTGCCATTGGAACAGCATTACCTACTTTTTGTAGGACACCTGCCATTCTTGGATTACCTGTGATTTTACTGAATAAGCCACCCAGGGACTGACTTACTTTTCTTGCTACTGCTTGAACGTTGCCGCCATCACCTCTGGCTTTTGATAATTCTGCAAATACAGCCTGGATTTGATCAGGTTGCATTGCCGCTTCATCGAGACGTTTGATTTCGTTAATTAATACTTCTAAATCTTGCCTTACATCTAAAGGCAGTTGCTGATATGCTTCGTTTATTTGATTGAAGTGGGCGACAGTTTTACGATACTCATGAATTGTCGACATCGTTTTTCCCCTGATTTTCTTTTATAATCTTCTTTATACCACGGGAAAATTTCTTCGCATCTTTACCGCGAATACTGTTTATGAGTCTATTAGTTAAATCTTTGGCGGCACTTTCGCTGTAGTTTGCTTCAATTTGTTCAATCAAATTGATTGCACTGTTGATTACATGCTCGCCACGATTCTCAACCACAAAATTTCTATCTCTGTCGATAGAAATTTGATTTAATTCTTCTAATATACTTCGTGATTTTCTCACAACCATTCCCTATAAAATGTACTATGAGTATTTATCACTTTTTATTCTTTAGGAAGTCACGAAGTTGCAAACTACTGCTTACTGCGTCAACTGATTCGGTCTCTTCTGCTTTTATGCTGTTAGTACGTTTGAGTTGATCAACCAAACTGTTTGTGGTAACTGTCATTGCATCTTCGTCGCCTTCTTCTAAATCTTCAATACGCAATGTGTCTGGATCAAACTTTAAGTCTACTTTACTGCCAACACCACTACTTGAACGTGTTTTCATAAATTGTATTTGATATCTACCACGTTCTCGCATAGCATTGCTTGTAAAGATACCCACAACATTGTCTGCTGTTTGTATTTTACTAATACCACCTGCAATATGGCTGTGATCAAATTCTATTTCTTCTACTGCACTTCTGTTTAACTGCGATGCAGTTACCATTAACAAGTTACGTTCTGCCGCTAAATTACGCAATTCTTCAGACACAAACTTGTCTTTGATAAATGTGTTCTCTGCACTTACCTTGCCACTGATAGGCATCATTAAGTCTAAGTAGTCAACCAGCAAACAGTCTACTTTTATACCTGCTTGTATCTCATATTCACGCAAGAATGCACGAATGTCGTTTGCTGTAATACCACTTGGCATGTATTTTATACGGAACTTACCAGACTGTTTACCTTTCATACGCACTTTGAGATCAACATCATCAATATTACGCATAATTTCTTTTGTAGCAAAGCCACTCATCATTGCATCAAGACGCATACTGATAAGTTGTTCACTAAGTTCTAAAGATATGTAAACAGTATTAAGTCCTGCTAAACTCCAATTCACACCAAAGTTCTGTAAGAATAAACTTTTACCTGCGCCGGAGCCTCCTGCGAAAATCGTTATTTCGCCTCTGTTCAGCCCACCGTAGAGTTTCTGGTCTATGCCTTTCCACCCTGTGCTTATTGCTCCTGCTTGTTGCTTTATCCATTCTAACCTTTCCTTTGGGTTTTCAAAATATTCAAGACCGAGATCTTTTACCAGTCCAGTTTGTACAGCATCTTTGATTTTAGTTTCAACTGTGCCATAATCTTTCTTTTCAAGCAAGTCTGTGCTTTCAATAATTGCTTTTTCTAATGCTTTGTGCCTACAGAATGTTTCAAACTCATCCATAAACCAATTGTGATGATCTGGTGTAACATTTAAAATTGGTTCTAATTTTACACTGCTAATTGCATTAATTTGCTCAACAGTTGGCATCTTGTTATAGTTGCTACTGTGACTAACAAGTAATTCTACTGCTGGTTTAAATTTTATATTAAAGAATTCTGGCTTTACAATGTTTTGACAACGTGCAAATAAATCGCCATCACTTATTAAAAACTGTAAAAACAGTTGTTGTACGTCATCTGTATATTCTTTTAAATCACTCATTGTGTATGCCAGTTACGTTGTATAATTATATTTTTTGCAAGATTTTTGCCTATTATTTGGTTACCGTCATTTGATAAACAAGGACCATGATCGGAATGTGTAAAGAATTCGTCAATATCAGTGCTGTGTATTTCGTCTCTCAAGATTCTTTCAAATGTTTGTGTGTGTAACACACCTGCACCAATTGCTTTAGAAACGTGATTAGCACCACGTAACATAATATCTCCGCCTGGTGTAGACTCTTTGTCTATAGAAACAAAACACATGGTGTCTAAGTAACCTGATCTGTACTTAATAAGTTTTTCTAATAGCACTATGTTTTTTACATATTCTGTGTACAAAACACTTGGCGTATAAATGTCATTGCGGAATACATCTATGTATTCAAGTTTTTTATCAATGCGTTCTTGTATTTCAGCAGGTATATCTACAATACGTTCTCTGTCTTTGTATGCAAAAACTGTGTTATCTGGTTGTACAAATAAACAGATGCCGTATGTTTCTTCCCATAATTCTAATACATGTGGATTTGCTAACTGAATAAGATAGTACCAATCTCGTCTTTCACTGTCATCATATATTTCAGAGTTTGCCATAAAGTCCAAAACATCTCTGAATATTTGTTGCATACTACAACCAGGTAGTGCTTGATTTACAAATTTAGAGAAATTTTTGCCAATACTTCTATGCCAACTGTTTGTGCTATAAGAGTATGAATCTCCGTGTATGTATAAGTTTGCCATTGTGTTCCTTAAATATTTATTAACTTTGTCTTAACCTGTGCTTTAATTTTATTGTCTGTTGCATTGTCTATTATACTTTGCAGTGTTGCTAATCTACCATAACGATGAACAGCATCAGCGGCATCTTTTATGTCAGAAGCCCAATTAGGGAAACTGACTTCCCAACCAAGTTCCAATGCTTGGTCAATCAATTCAATACCTGCTTTGTCTCTGTCAGGACATACAATAACTCTTAAATCAAGTTTATCAATCAAATGTGCCTGCTCTGCTGTTACACTGTTACCCATTACACTGATGCCATCTATCAGTATTGCATCAAACACACCTTCTGTTACAACCACAAGTTTTCTATCAGAGTTTATAAATTTATCAATGTTAAACACATAACCTGATTGCATGTTGTGTAAGTATTTAGGTGTTTGTTTGTTAGGCGGGTCTATGTGTCTGCCTGTCCACCCAACAAGTTTGTCATCATAAAAGAATGGCACAATTAATCTTTTCTTATTTGCTAAATCTTTAAAATGCATTAGCGGATACAATCCTAATAAATCTCTGTCCTTAGCATATTGCTTTAGTTCGTTTGTATCTACAAGATTTTCTATCAACTCCCAATCTTCGGGTAAATCTAATTCTTTAAATTGTTTTATGTTATAAACGAAGTTGTCTACATCAGTAGTATCAAATTCATCGCCATGTTTTAACAATTCAACTTGTACAGCATGTACTTGCTGTTGTGTTGCACCTAATGCTTCTGCTAAGTCCTTATACTTTTTACCCAAGTAAGGACTCATTGCCCAGCCTGTTTTAAATCCACAGTTAAAACAGTTATAACTAATTTTACTACCGTTAGTGATTATACCGCCACGTTTACGTTTATCACTGCAAATAGGACAGTCAAGAGTCATCCACCCGCTTGGAGTTTTTGTAGTCTTTAATGGTAAATGACCAAGCAATAGGTCATGTACTGAACTTATAACTGTTTCTAACATCTACTAATTATACTATGACTTTTGTGGAGTGTCAAGTATTAATTAGTTTCTCAGCATGATTTTGGCAATAGATCCTGAAGTAGGTTTGCTTAGAATTCTTACCCAGTTACAATTTACTTGGAAAGTGGTGTGCGAAATATTACTGGTGTTTGAGAGGTCCATATTTTCAACATCAAACCAGTCTATGCTGTCATCATCACTTGAAGGTACACTTTTCAAACAACTTGCTTGTACAGTAACTTGTCCAGTGTATGTATCAGGATATACAGCAATAGTGTGTTGAGCATTATTAAAGTTTCTGTCTAAATTACCATATAGAGCACTGCTGGTAAATGTATTTGCGGCATCACCTAATAATGTATTACCTGTTTGTATAAACGAATTTGCCATTTGAGTAGAGACAGGTTCTTGACTAACTTGGTCTGTTATCTCGATATCAAAACGAATATTGTTCATTTGATCAGTGTAGACAGGTCTATCTTGTAATTCATCATCAGAACGAGCAATGTAAATCTGATAAAGTCCAGGATCTAAGTCATTAAGATCACCATCTGCTAAAGTTAATTTTACTTGTCCAACTTCGCTGGTGTTATCTAATATTCTTGTTAGCATTCTTCTTTTTGTAGAAGGATTAATTAAATGTGCTCGTAATGTTTCAGAAAATACGTTTTGTAATTTTCTGTCTCTATCACGAATTGTAAAATATAATTCGTTGCTCAACCCTTTGTGAGCGATTAGTTTTCTATTATTCATTGCTCTATTATCCACGTATAGGTCACCGCCTGTAGTCAATACAAGTTCGATAACATCTTTATATAAGTATAATCTGGTGTCGTTACTCATAACACTATTTATCAGTATTCGAGAGTCGGTAGATCATATCCTAAGTTGTTTAGAGAAGAAATAATTTGGTTGGCATAGTATGTAGCATTAGAACCTGCAATAACATCATTAACTAAGTACACTTGGTCTCCTTCGTAACTTGCAAGACCATTGGTACCTGAATAATTACCTGTACCATTGTATACTGCTTGGGTAAATGTTTTATAGCCACCATAACTACCAGGTCCTGTGTCTACTTGGAATAAAACTGATCTGTAGTAACTTGATGTATTTGCACTGTTTGCAGATGCAATATCAGATCTTAAATTTGACATATCTGTGTCGTATTGAGAAGTCCTATTAGTAGGGTAACTACCAACTGCACCATATGGAGAATTTTCATCTGAGAATACTAAATTAATTACTTGAGTAACATTAGCACTTGAACCCATTGTACGCATTTGGTCAAACACTCGTTCGTTACCTATGTTAGTAATAGTAACGTTTTGATTGTATATGGTTTCGTTGTTATCATAGAAAGGTAAAATTGCTTCTTTAAGTTTTTCGTTACGCATAGTGGTTAACGGACTTAATGTTGAATTCATACTACCACTGGAATCAAAGAAAATATTGATTTCAGTTTGTGTGTCAATTGTTTGCTGTGGTGCTCCTAAAACTTTACCACCTGCATACAATATAATAATTTTTGCAGTTCCACCTGTAGCACTACCTGCTGACACACGACTTTTAATTGTTGTTTGCTCTGAGTAAGTATGGTTAGTTTCATCGACAGTTGATACAGTCGGATCAAATGATGTAAACAATCTATCGTCATCACCGTTATCGCCAACAATAATATTTGTAGATGTGTTTGCACTCGTCCAATTTTCTAATGCTTCAACACTAACACTTAATACAGTTGTATTTGCTCTCACTGTCATCATATTAGTAGTGCCGCTATTATAAGAAACAACATTACTATACACTCTCGGTAAAGTGTTTATTCTATTGTGCATTTGATTGTAAGTCACTGCATGGCTGTTTGCGGTTCCTTCTTCGATTTGTGCTCTGGCATTGCCACCACCAAATCCTTCTAATTGAACTTTATCTGAGGTACCTTTTACAGTAACATTCTTCTTTCCTAACTCTACATTAGCAGAAACACCTGTAACACCATAATTTTTAACAGAATCAACCATACTTAATCTCCGTAACTCAATGTAGTATTTATCAGAACCTGATAAATATCTTAGATGGTGCAAAACAACAATTACGACAAATTTGAATTCCTGACTGGTATTCAGTACTCGGGGAATGAGTACGTGGGCATCGTAGTAAATCAAGATGGGCAAATACTGACTTTCTACGATGTTGAGATGATACCTACCACAGAACTAAAGAAAGAGTTTTTAGAACTTGGGGATCTTTGGTGGTGGGAAAGTAATAGACAACTTCCTATAGATGTATTTTTACATTATGAGATGAAAGTTTTTAGTCCTTACTTAAAAACTTTTGCAATGAAAGATGTTGAAATACTATTTGGACCAGTTACAAGTTTACATAATTTGTTAAAGAAAAGAATAAAAAGAAGAACAATAACTTTAATTAAGAAAGATCAGTAGCGGCCTGCTCACAAATAAGATTTAGTTGTACAACAATAGTCAAAGCATAAGCAAAGGCATGACTCTTCTTAAAAAAGTATGTTCCGTCTTCAGGCCTTGTCCAAACATCGGCCTCAATTTCCTGCCAGTCCTTACCAACCAAATATCTTTTACCAGGTCTAATCATTGCTAATATCATTGCAAGTTGACTTACACTGGTTGGTGTATATTGGGAAACAATATCATAATGATTGTTGATGTGAAATAGTTGCTCTACAATGTCTTTGTGCTGTAGTAACTCCCACATAGGTTCTTGTTTTAACAGTTTGTTGAGATGTGTTTCATCTTTGATATTAGTGTACACACTGTTGTTTAACACATCAAGTTTAAACCAACCTTCTTCTTCTGCTTGTTTGTGATCTATGTCACTGATTTGTTTTAATGGATCAAATGGAATATTTTGTAAGTAAACACCAGTATTGTGTTTAGTGAACTCACCATCTTTAACAATACTTGCTGAAGTGTATTTTAATAGTTTTAGCAATTCATCTCTGTTTGCCATATCTATATCTACATCAAAATCAATCTTCACTAAACAACATACTCCATTTCATTAGTTTTTCTTTTTTCTCTTTCATACGATCAGCAATTTGCTCATCTGTCACAAGACCACTCATTTTCATTATTTCAATCATGGTCATTACATCACCAACCTCATCTTGCAAGTTGCGTAGGTATTTGGTTTTACCTTTTGTACGAATCATCTTACTACAGGCTTGAATGAGCTCGCCGCATTCTTCCATAGTAATAACTAACATTTCCTCACGTTTTTTCATACTTTATTATATTACATATCCTCAGGTGTGTCAAGTAGTGACAGATGTTTGTTGGCAGTATATATTTCTATTGTGCCATCATGTTGAGTTGTTTCACCAAACACAACAACGTCTTGGTATCCATCACTGTTTACATCATACATGTAACCTTGAGCATTCTCTCTGACTATGCTATGTCCTGGTAACACCACTTCTGTTGCTACTTCATAATTTACAAACTGGTTACCATCATTTAAAAACACTAATGGTCTACCGCCTAATAAGATATCATACTTGCCTCTACTGAATTGAGATATCACAATGTCTGTATTACCATCGCCATTAATATCTTTGCAATCAAAAAAGTTTGCATTATAGTTGTTAGGTTCATTTACAAATGGTTGTTCACGTTGTACTAACTCACCGTCAACAATATCAAACACAAGAATAAATCTATGGTCATCAAACTCATCCATATCATATGTTATGTTTGGATCCATTTCTTGTGTTGGGTGTTTTTGTCCGTCAAACATTGCAACTACTGTTTCTTCACCAATTACACACATTTGACTTGCACCAACACCAACAAGCAATTCACCATTTACATTATATACTGTAGCAGAACTAAAATCATTATTCCAATTATACCACTCTATATCAAATTCTTTTTGTAAAAGATATGAACCTGTCATTTGCCAATCAAGTGATTCATAAAATAAACCAATACCACAATCCTGTTCTACGCAAGTAGTACCAACAATACCATCAGTACCTACTACTTGAAAGTCTGTAGCCCAATGTGATGCTGGCATGTTTATGCCCATTGGATAACTGTCTGTGACTGTTGTAAACTTTGGTTCTGGTTCTTCTAAGAATGTGTAAGCCTGGAAATAGTAATTATTGCAGTACCCAGCAAATAATACATCATCAAATCCTTTATCATTAGGCCTCGATGCTACAGCATGTCCCCAACAAGGACAACCACCATTTAAAATTTCGTAATGATCATCGTGGCTAATTAAAATAGACTGTGAAGAATCATACACTGAATCAGCACCTCTGCCATCTTCCCAGTTCATTGCAAAAGCAAAATCTACTTTGCCGTCATTGTTAAAGTCGCCTGATGTATATTTTCTACTTGCTCCTGCTAATGCTGGCCAAGAATCGTTAAACACTAATTCGTTATCAGCATACCATCCACCTGCACCGTCACTAACTTGTGCTACTACAAGATTAGGAGTTGCTTCTGTTTGTGTTGTACCCCAATACTCGCTTTTTAAATCACACCAATACACTACAAAAAAATCTGTGTACTCGTCATCATTCAACGTAACTGGTATAACAAATTGTATCGAAGGTCTGTAATTGTGAGGTTCAACACATACACTCGAATAAAATGTTTCAGCGTCTTGTATAACTAATGGTTCTGGTTCAAATAATTTTACAGTTGGTGTGGTTGGTGTGGTTGTTACTGGTGTCGCTGGTGCAGGCTCTGAACTGCCGCCGCCTCCACATGCTGTAAGAAATAAAAAACATACTGCTAAAAAAATACCTTTCATAGTTTTACCTATTTGTCAAAGTTGCCGTTACTAAAAATAAATTTGTAAATTTTTGTTGCTAAATCTACATGTCCACTTCTTGTGAGACGATTTCCTTCTACTGCTATTTTTCTCTGCTTCATTGGTAATTGATCGAGCCAACGATCAATATCAATACTGTTGTTACAATCTTGTGTAAGTTCGTCCATGAATGTTAATGTCAACGGATTAAGTTCACTGAACTTCCAAAGATATACAACCTTTATGCCTGCATTTTGCATTGCATTCTTAAACACATAATGTCTATTGAAGAATACGTTTTGATAATGTATTAGACAGTCTCTGCCGTCCCATGTGGCTTCTTGAAAAGCCTCATGTAATTCTCTGTCACTTCTTCTCAACTGCTTGGAATGAGAGTCTGGATACCAGTGTGTAAAGATTGCTTTATAAACACCAACATCATAGTCTATTGCATAATCTTCTCTCATATCAAAATGCTTTCTCTCGTCAGGACTGGAATGATTGTAATCGTTTGAACGTTCAGTACTTAAAAATGATTGTTGATAGATACTGTTGTATTGCACTATCACATAATCATTGGGTTTGACCTCACCGGTTCGAACCATAGTACTCAAATTATTCCAAATCATATCATTGGTAGTATTATCAGCAATATGATTAATTAACTTTTTGCCCATGCCTTCAGCAACAATTTGTCCGAACACTTGATCACTTGGATTAAGTACCGCCTTAGGCGATACCATATCTTCTTCATTGTTTGCTCGACAAAATTGACTGCCAAATACAAAAAGTTTACTCATAACTCTTTACCTTTGAACTCTTCTGCTAATGGGAAAATTTGTGCAATAACATCTGCTACTGCCCATGCAATATCCATATGTTCTTTTTGTGTACCATTTGCACCACGTAATTCAATGTAGTGAATCCAACTACGCAACGTACCGTTTACATACAAGCGGCTTACAGTGTTTCCTTCTGGTAGCACTGCTCTGGCCTGCTCTTTGGCAATACCGTTGCTTATAGCCCACGTATATGCGTC